GCCCTACGTAGGGCTCCCAGCTCGCAATTAAGCGAGTTTTGTTATGACTCCCTGTAGCAAGAAGGCTTAAGCCATGGCTGTTCGGACTCGTACGCGCGTGTTAGGTAAGTCCGTACCCGGTAGCTTTGTAAGTAATACAAGCACTGGGGGCACGATTACTACCAATCAAGCGTCACAAGAGTTCGATCATCAGACCTGTGATGATACCTCCGGCCCCATACCTTATGTAGACCATGCCCTCAACTTGACACATCGGACTTGCGATGCCCTTGTTATTAATGGCAAAGCTCAGACCACCTCAACTAGGTGGACTGATTACCGCAATTACCGCGTTCGCGGCGATCGTGGTTTAACTCCTTCCGTGCCGGCTGTGGACTGGACCTACTATAGGACTAAGGCCCTTGCGGGCATGAACCCTAGTACACCTACCGTTGACCTTCCGGTGTTCTTATTCGAACTTCGGGAGTTCCCTGGTATGCTTCGTGAGCTCGGTGACATTCTTCGAAAGAAGGTGAAACCGTCTCAAGTTGCGGGTGGCTATCTTTCATACTCGTTCGGGTGGGCTCCACTGATATCTGACCTTAAGAAGTTGGTTAACTTCTCAGATTTGGTCAACAAGAGGTTATTATACCTCTTAAAGACGTCAGCCAAGGGAGGTGGTAAGGTGTCCAAAACTCTGGACAACACCACAGTAACACTGTCTCGCTCGAACTTCAATGGACCTCTTCCACAACAGACAAGTATACCAGTCTGTCGTGGGACATCCACGGTTGTTCACACACGGAAGGTTTGGGCTGTGGCCAACGTGGCCTCTTTCCTATCTCCCGTGCAGCTTGACGATCCGCGCCTGACTGCAGCGAAAGCTGCGTTAGGTCTTAACTTGTCAGCTGCCTCTCTATGGGAAGCTATGCCATGGAGTTGGCTCATCGACTACGCCGGAAACATGGGTGATTTTCTGACAGCGAACCGTGGATTTATACGGTCACGCATCACGAATCTCAATCTCATGTGTCTTGACGAAATCGTTGACTATCTGACAGTTACAGAGACCAACTGGAATGTTGGTATCTCTGGCTCCGGTAATATGTTCACCGTGAGTAAGAAGCGGAGTGTTTCGTCTGCGCCTGTTCCAAGTCTCGCCGCTCGTCCGTGGTTCACACCACATATGGGCGGTATTCTTGGTTCACTTGCTACATCCCGAGCGCTTCATGCGATCGGAAAATAGAGTACTACTGCTGTACCATTCTGGTGCAGTAGACACTTAATGAGTGAGTGCTGTCGATGCTTGGAGACACTATCGTGGTAACCTATAACGCGGTCAATAAGACCCTCGTTAAGGTAAACCAGGATTCTTACGGGGCTGACTATTTCCTTGACGATTCTGCGGCTAGTATGAAGCACTATTTGAAAGTGCGACATACAATCCCTGCAAAAGGCAAGGTCGGCGAAAGCCACATGATGCGCTATGACGTCGAGTTTCTTGACGTCACTGGCGCAGTCACACGTACGGCCTCCTCGTGGGGCGTCATGCTTACTGCAGACGCAACACAGGACCTTACGTCAAGTCAGCGGGTGCAAGCTGGTCTTCTGACCGCGCTTACATCTGGTAATTCGACTAAGTTGCTTGGTCGAGAGTCTTGATCAGACTCTTGTGCTCTCTTGGCCTTCTAGAGGTCAGAGAGTATAAAAGCCACGCAGCCTAGCCGAGCTATTCGACTCGTCGCTATCTTTCGAAATAGCGAAATGGATCCCGGGGATTCCTGGGGTGCTCCTACCGTGGTCCGGTTTTACTCGGATCACGGGAGTCGAGTAGTCAATACTGACTTGGGTTAGCCCGTCGTTTGAATCCGTTAAGTGTCTCCGATCGGTCATGCTTCACCCGAAAGGCTGACATGAAAAGGACCGAAGCAAAGACAGATCTTGCACCCTATGCCGCTGTGTTTCTTGACACAGCAGCGTGGGCGCCTGATCTGCGACCCTCATTGGGAAGAGACTATGAACGTCTCTACTCAATCGTGCTTACCAGGGGTATGTCCTTTTGTTATTTGGACATGCCTGAGGCAGGGAGGATACTTGATTACTCACTGTCTCGTGGTACGTTTGACCAGTCTGCTCTACCATCTTCCTTTGGCAGGGTTTCTTTGACTGATCAGAAATACTTTCTCAAGTCGTTATTTGAGAAAGTGTTCACGGAAGAAGGCACTCTCCGTGAGGCCGTTGATGAAAATGCAATCTTCTTTCTCCGCCAGATACTCTATTTGGCGAAGAAGGTTGATGTCCCATGCCCTAAACAGGCAAAAGACGATGCCATCGACGACTTCATCAAGATTGAGGCCTCCATGCGCAGACCCACTATGACGTGGGACCTTGACACTCTCGAGTGTCCTGAACATGGCGTCTCCTTCTTGGACGGATATATGAGTCAACCAGACTTGGTGTCCCATAGGGACCCCATACCACGGCCATTACTAATAGCCGTTGAAACGGTCTCTGACGTTATCACTTCGATGATGCCAGAGTTCGACTGGAGGACTTTAGTGCCAGGGCACGGACCCGGAGCTGTTTCGGATGTAAAAACTGGGACAGATAAATACCTGTTCAAGTTCTGGCCTCGGAAACTTGGCCTAGTCTTCCCCGCTGAGTATTTTGCTCAGCATAGGGAGGACCTTCATCCCGGTGGTAGTCC